ATACAAGTTAGACGCTGTCCGTTATAGTTGGGCGGAGGGATAGGGACTACCGCCGTAGAGTTGTTATTATCTATCACATAGTCAGCATAATAATTCACATTCGCTATACTCGTAGTTAGTTTTGAGGTTGTATTTACTGGTTGGGTTATTTGTACTGGTTGGGTTCCACTATCAATACCCACACCTACAGCGGTTATAGTAGTAGTGCTAACAGAAGTAAGTTGGGTCTGTCCGTTTGAAGTAATAGCGAGGGGGTTTGCTGCTGCGTTGTGGTCTATACTGTTTCTGTCAAACGTCAAACTATCACCAGCAGCAGAAAAGTTTAATGCTCCAGTTGTTCCAGTAATGTTTTGTGTGCCGAGATTGAGGACTGCGTTGAGAGGGTTTCTAACAGATACGAATGGTACTGCTGGATTGGGAATACTGATGTTTCCATTAACACCCTCAGTCACCGCCGCTACACCACCACCACCACCAACACCCCACGACACTCCAGCACCAGCACCATTACTTATCAACACGTTAGTTGCCGCTCCAGCACTACCAGTACTATCCAATATATCCACCCCACCCAAGTCCAAGTCGGCGTTAAGAGGGACTGCTACACCTATCGTAGGGTTTGCTGCGTCAAAATTATTAACGGTGATATTGGCGAGTGGCGTAGCAGTCACGGAAGCGACACCGCCACCACCGCCACCTGCTGGTAGGTAGCGTGGTAAGATCCTTTGATATTCGGCGACATTTGTTGGGTCAGTCCCCCAATAAGTTCCAAATGACATCTTTTCTTTTAGTTATATAGTATAATAGTATAATATATTTAATAAATATAATCTCGTTTATATAAATAAGATGCCGACTAAAAAACGACGATTAGAGGCGTTATATGAAAGCGAGGCAGATATGGAGGGCGGAGGGTTCTTCCAGAACCTTCTAAAACGAGCGTTTATAGGTGTGAGTGATATGATAGTTAGACCAACTGGATTCGTTCCATCACAGATCAAGTATGGTTGGTTGAACCGCCCAATAGACATGCCCCCTCTGGAAGATCTCGCCAAAATGGTTGCTTCTACATACACCCCAATTCCAGAAGATAGCGACAATCCAAAGATACAAGGATATACCCAAGTTCTCAAGACACCTACCCTTGCTGTTTTCCGTGTGAATAGGAAGCGGAATGTATTTATTTTTGCTTTGCGTGGGACAGCAATCACAGACATCAACGACATCACAGCAGATTTAGGTATTGTGCGAAGTATAGTTGAAGACGCAAGCACGGCAAGAAATGTTCGCAACAGTAGTAGGTACGCTCACGATGTAGAGGACATTAAAGAGTTTGAAGGTCTTGTAAAGGAATATTTTAGAGTGGATAACCCTATCTATTTTGGTGTCGGTCATTCACTTTCTGGTGCGATCATAGATGAGTTGCTGGAAGATGGTCTCATATCATCTGCGGTCTCATTCAATCCAGCGATAGAGCGTAAGGACTTCAACACCCCTAATAACAATCACCGAGTATATCTTGAATGCGACGTTCTATACAATCTTATTGGAAAATATATCACGAATGGTAATTTAGAGGTTATAGCGAAGAAGAACCCCAGAGGAGACGATGCTGGTGCGATAGATACGACAAAGGGATCTATGGAATGCCATAATATAAATACAGTAATTCCATTAATGAGTGGAAAAGGAATTAATAATAGTATAGGGTTAGTATATAAACCTCCTATGGACTTTTTGCGACATTTAGATAAGAAAGAACCTTCGTATCCAGAATGCGAAGAAATATTACGGCAACCAGTTACGATGGATTATGACCCTACTATGTATAATGGTAGGTCATATAATAATAAGATGTCGGCAAACCGTGCGAAGCAGTACGACGAGTGTGTTCAGCGTAAGGGTGTCAAACTACCAGAGAAATCAATATGCGACAATCCCAATTATATAGGCATGGAGTGTAAAAACCGCCCTCGCCCAGCAACATTTGATGACCTTATCAATCGTCGCTCACGCCCAGATTTTAGACCGATTGGTAGTGGTCTTTTTGATACAATTTTGGGTAATCTTGGGAAATCTATTAGCGACCAAGCATCACAAGGCAATATATTAGGTAGGATTAAAGACAACATAGATAGGGGTGCGGCACTACGGAAGGCAGAGCAAGAGAAGGAGTGGAGTGGTGGTTTGCTTGGAAAGATTGGAATACCGAACCCTATGAAATTGTTTGGTGGAAGGCAAGAAATGGAAGGTGAAGGCGTGATGGGTGATTTGTGGAGATCTGGAGCGAAAACAATAAGAGAATACTCTGGGATGAAGGAACCAGAAGAAAAATCAACGCCCCTTTTTGACTATACTGATCGTGATGCTGTGGAGGATAGGTTCTATGGTGAAAGAAGTGATGCTCCCAGTAAGGTTGGTAGGCAGAATATGAGGGTGTTTGGAAGGGGTCGTCCCTATACCGCTGAGGAGTGGGAAGCGAAACTCTGTAAGGGTGATGATAGTTTGTTGGCGAAGAAGAAGGCGGCAATTGCGGCGAGGAGAGATGCTGGATTTCTCTCTGCTGCTGCTTCATTCAAGTTTCTCGCAAAAAAAAAGGCAGAGGCAGAAGCAGCGGCGGCGGCAGAGGCAGCAGCACCGAAGAAGGTTAAGTTGAAAGTAGTTAGTAGGGAAAAACCAGAGGAAGAAGAAGAGATGCCAGATTGGTTTAAAAGTGCCTTGACAGAGAAAGCATTTGAACCAGATGAAGAATGGGATGAAGATAAAATGGCAAGATTAAGGAAGCGTGTTGAAATACAAACAAAAACACTACAAGGGGCGAGAGAAGGGGGGGAGGCAGCACCAGTACTACGTCAATTGAATATGCTTTTAGATAAAGCGAAAAAAGATGTTGAGGGTTATCTTGCCTTGAATGTGTTTAAAAAAAAGGCACCAACCAAAAAACCAGATGAGTATAGAATAGGCGATACTGGTGGTAATTTTGTATATATGACACCATCTCAATTAGAAAGTCAAACAACAAGGGAAATATTTATTAGAATGTTGCGTTCTAACGGAGCATTTAAATCACAAGCAGCAGATACAAAACTATATAACAGAATGAAAAGAGCAGACGCAGAAGAGATGGCAAGTATATTACGAGAAAACATGGATAAAGTTGAGTATTTCACAAGGCAAAAGTTTTTTAAGGATTTTGCGAGAGAAGAAAAGTGGGGAAGTAAAAAATGAATCACCAATTCACCACTTTTTAGGCGATTACAAGTTTATCCTACAAGTCAAAAATCTCCTACCAAACTACCAAGAAGGTAGGAAGGTAGATAAGGTATGTGATGCGTCAATCATTTTCTACTATCTTGGTGAATCTCTATTAATAATCTAAATACATTATTCCTTAACTGATATAAATATAATCTGTATTATATATATAACAAAATGGATTTTACCGCAACGCTCGTAGAGAAACTTAAGGCGAGAGGATTGACCGATAGTTCGGTCTCCTTGTATGTTCGCAACCTTGAGAAACTGAACGCAAACAAACCGCTTAATAATCTCAACTTCCTCAAGAAATATACGGATGTGATGGAAAAGTTGAATGGGTACAAGGGCAACACGCAGAGAGGTTTCCTCATCTCTATTGTGTCGTCTCTCTCGTCATTCAAAGGTGATAAGGGGATTGATCCCCTACTTAAGAGATATTATAAGACCATGATTGACTTGAATAAGTCCTTGAATGAGGCGAACCATAATGGCGTGAAGACAGAGTCGCAGAATGCGAACTGGATTGATTGGAGTGATGTAGAACACATTTACGATGGATTAAGGGATAATACAACCCAGATGAGTTCGCCGATCACCGAAGGTGAATATAATCGGTTGCTTGATCTGGTCGTTCTCTCGCTCTACGTTCTCAACCCACCCAGACGTAACAGCGACTATATGAATATGAAGGTTGTATCCGCATACACCCCAGAGGTGAGCGAGGCGTTGAGTGGAAATAACATTCTTGATTGGAATGGAAGGAGGTTCATATTTAGGAACTACAAGACATCCAAGAAGTACGGTGAGACGATCATCCCCATCCCCAAAGAACTCCACGACATCCTTGCGACCTATTTTGATAAGAAGGGTGTTCTCCGTCGTCTCCAAGCACCAGTAAAGAAGACGAAGAAGGAGGCAACAGTATTTATTGAACCCTTCTTGACCCTATGGAATGACAAACCCTTTATGATTAACACCATCACTCGTATCTTGAATAGGGTGTTTGGAAAGAAGATTGGGTCGTCCATGCTCCGCCATATCTACACCACAAAGAAGTTTGGAAAGCAACTTGCGGAGCAGAAGGAGACAGCGGAGCAAATGGGGCATTCAGTCGCCGAGATGAATCAAACTTACATTAAGGATGAGTGAGGTCTTGGTAGTTTGGTAGTAGATTTTCGTCCTGCTGGATAAACCCAGAAACGCAAAAAAAGTGGTGAATTGGTGAATGCGTTTAGGCGTATTGAATAATCAAAGAAGATTATTCAATATTAATATAAAGACAAGTATATATATATATTATAGAGCAAACATGCCGACCGCTATGACCTACGCTATTGACACAATCCTCCGTTTGTGCGAGGAAAACACACGCCTCAAGTGCGGACGCACACCATCATTAGACACCGAAGAGATTGTATTGGTGGTGAATGAGAAGAAGAAGAAGTTGAGAGGAGATGGAGACGATTGGGATACACTCCACGAGATCCCAACTGAAACAATCACACAGTTTCTCGCAGAGGAACACTCGTTCCATATCTACAGACAACCACAGTCGTCAGCAGAAGAGATGGAACGCCTCAAAGAGAGTGCCGACTTGATTGCCGAATCACAGCAGAAGCAGATTAACTTACTGCTTGAAGACAAGCGTGAGAGGATGGAAGACCGAGAGCGTCTTATCAAGGAGAATGATTTTCTCAAAGAACAGTTGAAGGGATTGACCGAAACTATGCTGGAGTGGAACGCAAAGAGCAAAGTCGGCAGACCACATAAGAAGCAGGAATTATCGCCTTGTATGAGCGATCCCCCTTCAATACTGCCGCCCTACGAGCATCCTCACCAGTAATAATACAATATACTCGGTAAATAATCTATCATAACCCTTTAGATTATTTACTTGTACTGTTTTTCTGTAATAATCTTGTAATAATAATATTATTATTACTTGGTATAGTTGTATTTTTACTGAATATTGGTATTGTAAATAATCTAAATGTATTATTATTGTATTATTACACCCAATCTACATGAAAAGATGGAATAATATGATTATTTAAGAAGATTAATATATTAAAATAATCGTTGTATATATATATATCGCAAAATGAGTGGAATTGACTTCGCCTCTCGTATATCATACGAACCCTACCATATATACTATGATCTCAACATTCTCAACAACGACACGACTGGGACACAGAGACCCCCATTCCTTCAATTCACAGAGATTAGGAACAGTCCATATCTAACCAACCCCAGCGACTATTTTTGCTCGGTGGTTAGGTTTAGCGTGGAAACGCCCACCCTACCAATCCTTATACCCCAAGTGAAACTCGGTGGAACTATAGTTGGTAGTGAAAACGACCTTATTTATAGTTGTACCATAAGTCATCCAACTCTTGTTGGTCTTCAACCAACCGCTGTTAATGGTCTCCAGCAATTCGTCCAATTTATCCCCCAATCATCTTTAGCACTATTTCCACCCCCATCACCATCTGCCGCTACACCCATCAACGCATCCGCCCTATTTAACGAATACTACTACGTTTTCACTTACAAACCCTTTATTGATATGATTAACAACGCATTAAGGGCGATGTGGGTAGCAGCGTTGGCGGTACCATCACTCGCAGCAATCGCCGCCGCTGCTGTACCCCCTTATACTGCCGCTAACGCCCCATATTTATACTGGGATGAAGATGCGAATATCGCCACTTGGGTTGTCCCCCAAGATCTATTTGAGACCCCAAGTGGAAACACTCCTACTCCAGCACTTATAGCAGCATTAGGAGGTATTCCACTCCAGATATACTTTAACGCCCCACTATTCAACTTGTTTAGTTCATTTGAAGCAACACAGAATGGGTATGGTGCTTTTGGAGGTGGAGTAGTCCCAACCACATTCGGTCGCAACTGGAATATGGATTTCCCCAATACTGTATCTTTTAATCCATTCACAATAGACATCGCTTCTGGAATACCGTCGGTATTACCAGTAATCGCAGGTCATGGTTGTTTAAGGGTGTCTCAAGAATATCCAACGACGGCATTATGGAATCCAGTCCAGTCCATCGTCTTCACAACCTCGTTGCTCCCTATCGCCCCCTCAATTGTATCCACCCCAGTTTTATTCGGTGCTGGATCATCATTCACAACCAGCGGCAACAATAGCGGTATTGCGAATATTCTCACAGATTTAGAAGTTCCGTTGGAAAAAGGTTGGCAATATAAACCCTCAATTAATTATGTCCCCACCGCTGAATATAGGTTGTTTGATCTCAACGGAAACGCCCCCCTATCCGCAATTGAAATTAGCGTCAATTGGAAAGATACATTTGGAACGGTTCATCAGTTTCGTTTAGCAAGTGGTTCAAATGCTTCTCTAAAATTGATGTTTCGCCGAAAGGACTTTCAAGGGGTACTTTAAGGATACACACATTTAAGCATATTTTAATATTTGTCGCAGAATTAATATTAAAATAATTATGTTATAGTATATTATAAACCGAAATGTCTTCCGCCGATTTCCAGAAAGTTCTCGTCCGTGATGAACGCCTCAACTGTAAGGATAGCATTAAGTATGCCGTCCAGAAAAGCGGTCAAAATATCACCGTTGCCGAGTTTAACGCCATCTCCGCTACTGCCAACTCTCACACCTACAACGTACAAGTTCCCAGCGAGACCACGATTATTGACCGTCGTGTCATTTGGGAAAGCACCGTTATCGTGAAGATAACTGTCCCAGCGGCAGCAGCGACGGCAGCAATTGCTCTCGGTGTCGCCCCAGCGACCCCAGTTGCCAATCTCGGTGTCAGCAACGCTCTTGGTGCCTTCCCTCTTCACGGAGCATGCCTCACCCAGCAATTCACTATCAACAACAACTCTGTTTCAATCAATATGAACGATGTGTTGCCAGTCATTCTCCGCTTCAACGATAAGCGTGAGTTGATGAGGTATAACGGTATGTGTCCCAATATGTTTGATACCTACAACCGATACAGCGATGGCATCGGTGGAAACAACAACGTTTTAGGAAACTATACCACTCACTCTTTGGATAACGATCTTTACGCTCGTGGTTCATTCTTGGACGTACAAGTCAGCGGTTTTGGTGCCGCTGGTGCTGTCCCTACCTTCGGTGCTACTGGTATCTTCGCCCTTCCCACCCTCGCCCAAGTCGCCGCCGCCGCCCAGACGTATTCTGGTGATTACTATGTTAGATACACGGTGCGAGAACCTCTTTTAGCAAGTCCTTTTATGTGGGGAAAATCATCCCACAGCGGACAAGGGTTCTACGGTATCCAGAACTTGAACGTCGTATTCAATATGGCGACTGATAATACGTCTCGTGTTTGGCGTTCTGGAAATCTGTGGGAGCAGAGTGTCGCCAACCCCACCACTCTCCAAGTTCTTTCTTATTCTGGAAGCAAACTCATCTTTAACTTTTTGACACCGAAACCGAGTGACATGTTGTCGGCACGCAACGTCGTTCCTTACTACGAGATGCCTCGCTATCTCTCCACCCAGACCCCCACTATCCCCTACGCCACTCGTGGTGTTGGTGCGAATATTGGTGTCCTCATTCCCAACGAACAGCGTCTCACATTCACAACTACCCAGTTGAATCAAATCCCAGATAAGTTGCTGATTTTCGTCCGCAAATCAAAGCAGCAGCAACTCATCACCGATGCCGACTTTGCTCTCGCTATTCGTGGTATCAGCGTCTCATTCAATAACCAGAGTGGTATTTTGGCATCTGCCACCCAAGATCAGTTGTACCGCTTTTCAGTTGAAGCAGGAAGCAATCAGTCATGGGAAGAGTTTAGGGGTTATGCGAATGTGTCGTCGGCGACTGGTCTCGGCAAGCAAATCCCCACCGCTGGTGCCTACCTTATGTTGGATATGGGTCGCCACATCCAGATTACAGAGGACTACTATGCCGCTGGATCGCTTGGTAACTTCAACCTCCAATTCACTTTGGATGTCAGCAACTACACCGAGCAACCTCTCGGCAACGCTGGTAATGCCGCTATGCCTATTGAGATGGTTCTCATTACCCTCAACAGCGGTCTATTTGTTTGTGAAAAAGGTCAGTCGGCAACTTATACTGGTATCCTTACCAAAGACGATGTGCTTACCGCTTCATCCCAGTCCCCTTATTCCAGCGGTGATGTTGAGCGTCTTGTCGGTGGCGGTCTTCTTGATAAGGTCGGTTCTATGGCATCTATGGTTGCCCCTTCCATTAGGGAGTTGGTTAAGAGCGATCCTCGTGGAAAGGAAGTAATGAAGACGATTTGCGGTAGTGGTCGCCAGCAGCGAAGGGGTATGGATGACCGCCTCCAGTAAGGTCGCATTCACCAATTCACCACTTTTTTCCGTTTTATAGGTTCTTTCATTTAGCGAGTTTTCTCCTACCAACCTACCAAAAGCATTAATATTAATAATTGTGTAGAATTAATATTAAAATAATTATGTTATAGTATATTATAACAACCATTAAGAATGTCTTATGCCGATTTAGTCGTTTGTGTTGGTGAAGGTACTACCTCTGGTGCTGGTGCTTTAGTCGTTGCCAATAATCTCATCAACGCTGGTGATATAGCAGTCGCCAATCTTGCCGCAGCAGGAGCAACTGTAATTAAAATCATCTGTGTCACCGCCGCTGGTCAAGCAACCTTTACTGTTGCTGACGCTGCTGGTGCCGCTGTTGCCGTTGCTGTTGCTATTAATTATGTAATTCTTCGTCCTTCTTCAGCAGGGTTGGGTAACGGATTTTAGGTAACGCATCACGTGCCTTATCTACCTTTCTACCTCTCCTCCCTTCGCTTGGTAGTTTGGTAGGACATTTTCATCTTGTGGGATAAACCTACAAAACGAAAAAAAGTGGTGAATTGGTGATTGAGGGATGAAGTTATTAAAATTATCTCAACATATTATTTATAATGACAAAGCAACCAGAATACGACGACGATTTAGAGAACCTTCTCAAAGGAGAGGCAGAGAAGGCAGAGAGTTTATCCATCCTCCACCGCATATCGCATGAAAAATATAACCGATGGAGTTCAGCAATCAATATCCCAGTCATCATAGGATCATCGGCGATAGGGTTCGCAACTGGAGTCAAAATTGACTATGAAGATATTAATATAGTACTTGGTATATT